CACATCTGGGATGCTATGGGGAGGGCAGAGAGATGCTTAGTGTTCATCAGAAGGGGCGTTCCGCCTTCACGCTGATCGAGTTACTCGTCGTCATCGCCATCATAGCCATTCTCGCGGCGATCCTTTTCCCGGTCTTCGCGCGCGCCCGCGAGAACGCGCGCAAGTCGTCGTGCCAAAGCAACCTGAAGCAACTGGCGATGGGCATCCTGCAGTACGCGCAGGATTACGACGAGCGGTTCCCGTATGCCAACCGGACCGGGATCCCGCTCTCCTCGCCGCCCCCCGGGGGCTTCTGGTATCAAGAATCGGGGGCCGGAACCGTATTCTGGCCACAGCTCGTTTACCCTTACTTCAACAACCTGGGCGTCTTCACGTGCCCTTCAGGCAACCGCTCAAACACCAGCAGGCCCTATTCCGGGCATTACGGATGTAACCGCCTGATTATGACGCGACATGATACCACCCCCATCACTCTAGCCGAGCTAGCCGCGCCGGCGAGCACTCTCCTCTGCTTCGACAGCGGCGCTCACGGCTCCGGCATCTTTAGACGCAGCGGCCTGAGCTGCTTCGGCCATAATTTGTTCTGCAAGCTCGGGATTTTCGGCCCGCAGTTCCTCAAGGTTCTTTGCCATGATCTTTCCTCCCTCTTGACCGCCGGCCTGTGCCGGCAAATTTGTATTTGTCTTAACCGCTTCCGCGGGATCGACCACCTTTATACCCTCAGGCAGCTTGGCAAATGGGGCCAGACGCAACACCCGACCATTGACAAATAGGTTTCTCCCGTCTGCACTGGCTGCTATATCAAAATTTTCCTCGGCTGCTTCTAACATTACATCAGCAAAACCAGCATCAATTACCTCTTGCCCGACCATTGTCGTAGTCTTAGACATCATGGCAAGCAGTTCTTCGTCTGATTTATTAGTCCGTGCCTTGAAAATTGCTACCTGCGATTTATCGGTCGGGTCAAGCTGCTCCGCTGCGGTGCGTAATTCATCTGCATTATACGCCCCCCAAAAATAACTCCAGCATTTGTGTATCATTACCTGACTAGCTGGATTAACTTGTATGCGGCCAGGGCTTGCAGCGCACATGATTAAGGCACCGCCAGACATGGCCACCCCGTCAACCCTTGCAGTTTTTTCCGCAGGCAATTCACGTAGCCGATTATGGATGACAATAGATACCTCCGAATCGCCACCGATACTGTCAATTCGCATTAAAAGGGTTTTAGCCCCTGCTATGGACTTTAGGTCCTCCAAAAACTCATCAAGCATAATAAAATCACCCGGAACTGGCTCACCTGTCCACCAATCGACGGGGCGGGTCCTGACAATTTCCCCATAAAATTGGATTTCTGCTTCCAATCCGTCCGTCATCGACATAGCGTAGCAATCCCGCCGAATACTTACCGCAGCGGGAAATCTCCGTCCAAAGAGATTTCTCAACATTTTACTCATTCTTGCCTGTCCTCCCTTCATCATCTTCATTGTCATTTAAGTTGGCCATGTAATTGCCGCCGCCGGCATCCTTCAGCAAATCATTTTCCCTGGCCAGCTGCTCCATGTTGTCCTCCCAATCCCCGCCGCCCATTTCACGGGTTATTTGTTCATGGGTTTTAAAGCCGCGGTCAACAACCATGATAGCCGCCTTGGCTTCCTTGGTCGGGTCAAGCTGCCCCTGCACCGGACCGATCCAGCGCGTGCCGCACCATGCGGCCCGGATCATAGGATCATCAAAAAACCCCGGCGCTTTTATCCGGCCCAGGCCGACCGCTTCGGCCAACCATACCTCGTAAACTGGCTGGCAAAAATCTTCTACAAACCATTGCCGGCGCATTCTAAATCCTTCCCAGGCTTCAAGCAGTGCTGCCCGGCTGGCCGAATAGGAAGAATTGAATTCTTTTATCAGGACCTCATAGGGAATTTCCAAGGCCGCACCTACCATGCGGCAGACGGTTTTCGTGAAGCTCTCAAAGCCGGTGGTAGGAATATTCGGATTGCCAAAGGTGACCTGCTCATCCTCTTCCAGGTGGAGGACTGTGCCCGGGCCCATCTCGTATTCGTTTTCGCTTTCCGATAAATTCTCCGGTTCCTCCGATGGCGGAAAGCCTACCACATCGCCGGCGCCGGTTTCATTCATCGGAATTTCTGTCGGATCTGTTTTTGTGGCTATCCAAGCAGTAAAAAATGACTGCACCAGGGCAGCCATTAGTTCGCTTTCTGTGTATCGCCTAAGCTGCAGTAGCGGTTCAATCACTTGCGCCAAGTAGGTAACCCCCCGGTATTGCTCCGGCCGTTCACTCTCCATGATCTGCAATATGTTGGGCAGCCCTGTTTTCTTACCGTATGCTTCGACCCTAGTCCAATCCGCTTTCTTGGCCGTAATCTCCCCCGGGTAGTTGTTGCGAATATGAAAAGCCACTATCTGGCCGTCGCCGTCAATTTCTACTCCGTCATAAATCTTGTTTCCCGTCTCAGAATTCTCACCATCTGTAAACCGGGGAGAAGGGGAGACGGTGCTGCCATAGCTGGTAGGGGTGCTGACACGATCCGCCTCAATCAAATGGATGCGCAATGAATATGGATTTAGAATATTAGGCTCATATCTTTTAAACAGGGCAAACACATCCCCGCTCATAAGCCATGCCTTCAGAGCAAGCTGTTGCAGACTCTCAAAGTTATTGACCCCAAGGGCGTCACAGTTTTGCTTTTTACTGGCCCACATTCTAAATTCAGCCTCAGTCTTTTGCTGCCAGGCCTTGGCCGCTTCCGGACTCAGACCAAGAATTTCCCGCTCCACCGCGCATTTAAGAGCAAGGCCAATGCCAACAACCTTGGTCCTATTAGTATTTATAGCAGACGTTGCAACAGGGGAGGCCATGTAGAGCATGCGGCCGCGCTGCCTTAAGGTGAAGTTATTCCAGTCAATGTCTTCCTTTGGCGATCCGCTGCGGGGGATAAAACTTTTCAGAGCCCGCCGGGTCATGCTGGCGCCGGCCTCGCTGTATCCTTTCACATTTTTAGCGCTGCCGCGATTTCTAATAACTTTGCTCAATGTATCGCCTCCAATCTTTAAATAATAAACGGATCACCCGGTAGCGAAAGGAGTAAACTCTACCGAATGATCCGTGGCAAAGTCCTTGCGGACGATTACCCATTACCAGTTGCGGGGGACTATGCCGAAGGCTTTACGTGCCTTTCTGCCATTACACAATGCCGCGAGCTCATCGACTTTTCTCTCCGCTGTCTCAATTTCCTTGAGTAGGGCGGGGAGGTCGAACCGCGTAAGAGTGCGGTCGTCAATCGTGTAGCTTTGCACGCCGCCGTCAACCAGCGCCAGGTATGCCGCCCTCATCTTCTGCAAAGCCGTCTGCCAAAACTGGAGACGGGTCTTTGTCTCGGTCATATTTGCCACCACTTCTCACCGTCCTTACCAATCATCATAGTATTTGCTGTGTTTGGCCCCTCCCTTTTTCTTTTTCGGGGCAGGCCTTTTTGCTGGCGCCAAACTCCGCGGAGCCTGGCCGGGATTGCTTATCTCATTTTTTGCTATTATAAGCCGCTGATCGATAGCGTCTAAATCTATAGGCAGCGCCTTGAATGCCGCAAGGGCATAGTTTCTGCAGTCTAAAGCCTCGTTTCTTTCGTGGCCAGGTATCTTTTCCCACAGCCAGGGGTTCTTTCGCTCCGGTTTGTAGACAAGCCGCTCCGACAGCAACCCCTTGAAATAGGCCGGGCCGTAATCATCCCGCCTGGGAAAATGGCAATACTTTGATCCCGGTGTCTGCACCCGCAGGTTGTCCATGATAATCTGCTTGCCGGCATCGACGCCCAGCGTATACTGCCAGCAGGTGCCGAGGGCTTTGCCCTTGATGATAATTTTTTGCTTCTTTGGCGGAGCGGTATAAGGAACACCGTCACCACCACGCCCTTTAATGGCAAAAACCTTCTTGGCCAATCTTGCCCTGCACTGCACCCGGACATCTTGGGTAAAGTGGCCACCCTCATCAACGAATGTCATGGATATGCGCAGGCCGGCGCCGCTTTTGAAATAATAGATTTTATCTATTACATCATCCAGCTGTGCCCACACTTCGGGGTTATCGGGCCTCCCCATGATAATTCCTTTCCGTATGCCCCAGCTCTCGCTAAAGTGGCCATGTCCTACAACCTCAAATTCCAGCCGGTCATCCTGGGTGTCAACGCCACAAGTAAGGACCAGGACGCCTTCGGGCAATTCAGCCTCATACATTTCCCGCCTGGCCATGACACTATCTTCATCCTCCAGGTCGCCGCGGTCTTCCCACAGTTCCCCGAAGCGGGTGTTATAAACAACCTGCAGCTTTCTTGTGTTGCCAATGGCACGAAGATATTCAAGTATAGTTGATTCCCACGAGGCCCAGGGGCTCACAAAGGCATTAAGCCAGAAGGAACGGCAGCCGCTTTCGTATGCTTCCGGGTGCTCCGCAATCCATTTGGCCGGCTGCGCCTTCATCTCGGCCTCCGAAGATATGGCGCCGCAGCCTTTGCAGATATAACGGATATTGCTGACGGTATAAGATTTTTTCCCCGCCACTATTTTTACATCGTGATCATAACGGATATCTGAAAAGGTGATGTTGTGGTATTCCCCGCAATGGGGGCAGGCCACACACCACCGCTCCATCGTGCCGGCGGCGAATGAAGCCTCAATTGCACTAGCGTTTTTTATAGTCGGGGTGGAGACTTCCACCGCTTTAGCATTATAAAAGGTGATTTGTCTGGCTCTGGCCAGCTCCCACGGATCACCTTCCTTGCCGGCCGATACTGCCCAGCGGTCTCTTTCGTCGCCCAGGATATACCGGATAGGTTTCGATGCCAGGGCGTGCGCCTCGGTTGAACCGCACATGGTCAGTATGCCGCCGGGATAAGTCTTTTGCAGAATCGTATTCCCACTATCCCTGCTTTTAGGATCGGCAACCTTCCTTTTCAATGTCGGGCAGTCCCGTATCATGGGGGCAATACGCAGTTTGGAATAATCCTTGGCATCAATGGTTATGGGGTGTATGAAAAGTATTGAGCCTGGGTCCTCATCAATTATGTATCCGATGATGTTATTGAGCAGCTCAGACTTACCAATCTGCGATGCCGACGCTAGGACAATACGTTTTATCAATGGATCGGTAAAAGCATCCATCGGTTCCTGGAGATAAGGAGTCCTATATGTTCGCCACGGCCCAGGCTCCGCGCTACTCTCTCTTGAAAGACGCCGTCTTTTATTGGCCCATTCTGTCACCGTAAGGTTTTCCGGGGGCTCGAATCCCGAGATAGCCTTGGCAATAGCCGTGTTTAAGCGTTTTTCATTAGTAATCCTCATCGGCGTCACCGTCTTTTACGTCCCATTTCCTCCGGTCACGGACACGCTCCTCATATTTTTTTGAGTCATACCTGAAATTGGACAATTCATTCATGATTGCATAAATTTCCTTACTAATTATCATAGACGCCTCCGTTGAATCCTTTGCGGTTACCACGTCAACCGCAAGCCTTCCCGGCAAGGCCAACAGCATCCCCCGGATAGCAAAGACAAGATCCTCCGTCATGGCGGCAACATCATCTGACCGGTGCATCTTCCCCTGGAGCTCTTTGGCCTCCAGGACGGCTACAATGGCCTTTGCTTTTTTAATGCTCAATTCGGCTTCCAGCTTCTCTTTGTCTGTGTCCGTTTGCTCCTTGGTGAAAAGCTCTATATATCTTGAAACAGACTTGGCAAGATTGAACCTACCGCGCTTTACCGCTTCAAACTGGCCGTCCTGCACAAGCTGCTGAATTCTCCTGGTTGATAACCCGAGGACAATGGCAAGTTCTTTGGTGGTTACTGTCGTATCAAGTGAAATATGAACATTTTTCATGTCATTTCCCATGCCATAATCCTCCTTTGCGTAACGAAATGGGATAAAAAATTCCTCACTAACTAATCGAATTTCGGGGTCGGCGAGCCCGCAAGGCTTTCTTTCCCCCCGGAAGGACCCAAGTGTTTCCGCCGGTCCTCCTTCACCATATAACGGATCTATGGGGCTGTATGATTGCCCCTCTCCGTCGTTCTACGCGCCCCGTGTAGCTGCTTGGCCGCATTAGCCTGGCGAACTCACGTGCCTTGGCTTCCTGCTCCGCTTCGGGGCTCTGCGGGTCTATAATCATCTCACTAAAGTATAGCCTTGCCAGCCACTCCAGCTGATAAAGAACAATGATTTCAAAGAGCATCTTCGGGTCCTTCTCAAACAGTATCTCAGCAATGGTCACGGCTACACCTCCTAACAATAATGCCCGGGATAAATGAATACCGATAAGTATTCTCTACCCCGGGCCCTTACAGTTCCGATTAAATCTTTGCCAGCGCTTCTGCTTTGCTATAATCTTTCACGCCTTTTGTCATCATAACGAGAAAGTCTTCCTTGGTAAAATCCGAAAGCCTGAATACTTCTTCCGGTTTCATCCCCAGCTGCTTTGATATTTCCTTTACGCCTTTCCCGTCATCAATCAGCTTTTTAACTATTGCCTTCATCGGCTCCAACAAGTGCGTGCCACGTGCGCGGTTGTGCGTGATTGTTCCATACATGTCTCCGGCTTCATCGTCATGCGCAACAATTACCACCGGCACCTTCCCGCCCAACTTGGAGTAAAGCGGCTCCTCGCCGGCTACGGTCCACCGGTGGTAGCCGTCAATAATGGTGAAGTCCGGACGCACTACTATGGGTAGCGTCCAGCCGTTAGTTAAAATCGACTGCACCAGCAGCTTCAGGTTTTCGCGGCTTACCTTGTTGGGATTCCAATTGTTGGCCTGGAGTTTCTCCCGGTCCACCCATTGGATTGTTGAAAGCGGGGTGAATAAATTCATCTCAGCCATTGCTCTCACCCCCTTTGCGGAATTGCTTTGCGTATTCCGCGTAAGAGGAAAAGATGTCAATGCTGATCGCCCGCAGCGTTCTTAACTTTGGGTCTCCTGCCACCAGGGCATCGTGCAGTTTGCGGTAGTCCCGCTCCCTGGCCATGCTATCCATCTTGACGATGAATTTTCTATATTGCTTTGCGACTCTTTTCGTTAGCTCCGTGGTGAAATAGCGGTCCGGATCCTCAAAGAGCATGTGCATTACGATGGCCTTGTAGTCCTTGCCCTTTTCAACTTCACGCCTTTGTCTGGAGGATCTCCGGTATAGTTCACTGTCCCAGTAAAGGGCAGCCAAATATGCATTCGGTTCTCTCCGGAGGATTCTTTCCCACAGCCCCGGCTCATACTCTGCGATGTGAATAAGCGAGCCGACGCAGTCTACTGAAAAAAACTGTGAGATACGCAGCTGGTTTCTATTGATGCCCGTCTGATACAGCCATAAATATATGACCGGAATATCCACCTTGTTTTTGCGTAAATAGAGCCAGACATCGGTGGTCTTCCAGTCATACATGGGGTAAATCATGTTTTTGCCGGTGATGCTGCTGCCGGCCCCCAGATTCAGGGCGGCCATATACTGCAGCCGCTGCACACTCTCGGAGGCCCGCACCCCCACCAGCATAATACCATCGCCGGTTATCTTCGGTAAAAAGGATTGGTAATTGTCTATCCCCGGCCGGAGCTGCGGGTGGTTTCTAATAGCGAATGGCGGCGGTTTTCTTACCCAGGCATCTTCCTTCGTATGGTCCCAGCAGGTATAGCTTTCATCGGCCGTCAATTGGTTGTAAGCAGAGAAGTGCTTGACCTCTACGCACCACCAGTCGAAGGCCGCCCCCGCCGTCAGGAATTTCTTGCGCCACTCCATTACGGTATCTTCAACACAATCATAAATGGCCTCTTCATCTACAAAGAGAACGGTCAGCAGCTTTGGGTCTATTTCCCCGGCCCTGATCAGCTTCAGCGTAATATCTGCCATGGCCAGAGAGTCCTTGCCGCCGGAAAACGATAAATACACCGGCACGCCATTAGAAAAGACATTCTTTATCCGGCCCCGGGCGGCCGTCACCACATCCATATTGGACTTAATCCTTTTTACAGCCATATCCGTTCACCACATTTCGGGCAAAGGATATACCTGTGCTCAACCTCTTCAGCTTTGAAAGGCGCCTCATACCCGGCAGCTTCCCGGATTTCCTCCGGCGTGTAGCTTGGAGGGGCTGCTGGGGTATGCTCTATGGCCGTCTTTGCAATTTCGTCATCCCTGGCTTCGTATTTATCCCGGGTGCTGCGAATTTCTTCCGCTTTTTCATCGGAAATAATTCCATACCCGGATATTAACTCATCGGCATCATCAGTATCCATGACAAGGGATTTCAGCATGTCCTCATCGAAGCCGGGGACGTCCAAATCATCCTTCAGCTCCAGGATGAATGCGTCAAAAGCTGCCATGTCGTCAACGCCCAGATCGAATATGCGGTTGTCGGCCAACATGAGCTTTTTCTTTTCAATCTCCGTCAGCCCTTCAACCATATAGCAATCAGTTTCAGTGCGCCCCATGGAGCGTAGGGTTTCTACCAGGCCGTTGCCGGCCAGGACAACTCCGTCCTCATCAATGACTACCGGCCGGATCTGGCCGAACATTTCAATGGAGCGCCTGAACTCGTTAATTTGTTTATCAGTATGGAGCCGGATGTTTTTCTCCGGCTTCTTCAATTCATCAAGCCGCTTTTTTACAATCTTCACGATCTCACCTCCTTTCCTTCAGGAAGTGAGCCGCGCTATCTATTTTGGCGGCCGCAGCTTCAACAATAGACGGGTCAATGCTGTAAACATCAGCCCATCCCTCATCTATAGATTTCACTCCCACCCGTGCCGGCCACGGATGCGTCCCGCACCTGTAACCGTCCTTCCAGCTATAAATAGGCGGCATGGGAATGCCGTTGTAATGGATGTAGGCCAGCAGCAATTCATGTGGCCAGTCTGCCAGCGGAGAGTATCTTGTAACGCCGGCGCCGTTGGTGAAAATATTTGTGCCTTTGCCGACATAATTGCCGTCTGCCTTCCGGTGGCCAACGATAATAATATCCAACTTATTGTCCAGGAAGTATTTTTGCATTCCTCTGCGCTGGACAATGCCAAACCAGCGGGAGACCGTTGCGGAGTTGTCCGGAAACAGCATAGCCGGGTGCTTGGCCAGCCAGTCGAGGTCCTGCCCGGTATTGATAATCTCGCAGCCCACCGGCTTATTCTCAAGACACCAATCAAGAAAAGCGGGGTATTCCAGTTCGGTGTGCACGAATACGCTTTTGGCAATTCCAATCTGCCGGCATATATCAGCAACCACTAAACTGTCTTTACCGCCGCTCCAGGCGTAGGCCATGTTTCTACCTTCGGACATCTTTTTAATGTCCTCAATGACTGTTGCAACAGCCGTGTCAAGCTCTTCCTTCGATACCAAATCCTCGATAGCAGCCATTGCTTCAACCCATCGGGCATTATCCGTGTTTTGCTTTCTTCCGATCATGCGCTTCATGCTCTCACCGCCTTTCTCTTCTCTTGGAAGTTCCAGGCAAGAGCATAGAGAATCCCTCCGGCCACAATGAATATGCGGATGGAGCTCATCAGCGTCCAGACACCCAGCACGCCCATCGGGATAAGCAGCTGCCACAATGCCACGCAGCCCAGGTTCACTAAAATACCGGCCTTTTTCCCGAAGGTGATATAAACGCTATACAGAAAGGACGATATTGTAGATACGGCCACCAGGGTGATCAGGAAAGCCTTGATCAGATTCAGCACCGGCCCAAAATTGGTCCAGGCCAGCAGGAATGTAAAAGTTAAGTAGGCGCCAAAAAGCAGCCCTCCATCAATGAAGGCCCGCCTGATATTGATCCTCTTGGTGCCATCCCCGTTGCTCTCGTTGTAATCCAGAATCTCATAAAAATAAGGGTAAAGGAAGGCCCCGGGTAACAGTAGTAAGCACTTTTCCACCCCGGCCCCGATGTGATTGAAGCCTAAGGAAAGCGGGTTCATATTGCCATGCGAATAAATAATGGCGGCGATCGTCAATAATAGGGCCAGGCCATAAACCGATAGCCAGCTGGCATAGTCGGTCAGAACGTTTCTTATCATCCCGAACCTTATGAGCAGGAAGATAAAGAAAACCGCAACGACGTAGGCAAGGACAATCCCGAAAGTGCCAGTCAGTGCGGTATCTTCAAAAACTGTTTGAATGCCGTTCATGTTAAGCCAAATTTGGAACACGCACATGATCCCGATTACAAAATTCATGGGGCTACTTCTAAATACTTCCCGGAGCTTGGGGATCACCGGCGCAAATATACCGAACACCACACAAGCCAGGGTATTGCCCAGCGCCCATAGTAAAAACGGGATTACACCGTATTCCCGGACCATCTGCATGCCTACCACCAATGAGCCGACGCCGGCCCAGGTCGCAGCAATAGACATGGAATAATAAAGAGATGGCCTGTTGATAAACCTGTTGATAACATTTGAAAACACAGTGGTTTTCCTCCTTTTTTAGCATTACCCCGCAGCCGGCTGCTGGCGAACAGTTACGGCCCGGCGCATGACTTCGTGCAAAGGAGGAACACGAAGCCCATTAGCCCCCTTTCAAAATAAAATAGCGGCCCCTCTTGGAGCCGCCGGCTAGTTAGAATTTTACTACCTTAAACTTTAACCCATCCAGAATATAATGTAAATGCCCACTTTTTGCCCTCACCCTATATATGTTTCAACGATAATAGGGTCTTCCATGCTGTTCCGCCCCAATCTTTGCATGCCCTCCGGTATTGATGCGCGAATATCCTGGAGACTATCCTTGATCACCACATACCTGGTCGGCTTGCTGGGGATATCCCACAACCTTGCAACATACTTATCGGGATAATCTAACGGGTTTTTATAGACTACCACAATCGGCACTCTCACCAGGCTGCGTAGATTGATGTCCCTGAAGCTCTCTATCACAAAATCAGGTCGTTTTTTCATGCCGTCCAGCCCCTTCCTTGCCCCTGAAGCTACTTAAAAACTTCTCACTCATAGCCGCAACCTGCACAAGCTCTTTTATTGCCGCCCGCGAAAAACAGCCGATTTCCTCTACCTGATGATATATTACCTGCGGATTATTCCTCCTGATGGCCTTCCACAGCCGGGCTTGCGCAGTTTTAATAATCTCCATGTTTTCTTCCACTTCTTCAATTTCTTCGCGTATTACGCTTTCACCCTCATGCAGTGATGCGAAGTGGTCCCTATACATAGCGTTTGCCCGGCCTAATTCTTTGGCCACCAGCTCGTTTATTGCCTCTTTCACCTTTTCCCCTCCCTGCGATTATTCTCTTTCAATCCACTGTATACCAAAGAGCAAAGCGCTCATTTTCTCACATGCGACATCCAAATCCTTATAGACAGTCCTGGAATCAATGCTTTCTCTGGCCGCTATCTCGCTTACTGGAACCGCATTATCCTTCAGATACATAGACTCAAGAACGCGATAACGACGCTGCTCTTCCGGTTTTTTGGAATTATAGCAGATGATTTCATAGGCTTGCAGCATGGCATCAATATGCGTAAGCATGATTGCCGACCGGGCCTTGGAGCGGACTATGGCCGAAACATCTATTTTATCCCCATCCTCCATGAGGTCCTTGAAAAACTCAAAATCCTCCTGGACAATCTCGGACAGCGTTGCAATGGCATCACCGGCATGAACCTTTATTTCCCGGTAGCTGCGCATCAGCCGCTTTGTATCCCTAAACCGCCGGTCAATACGCTGCTTCTTTTCTTTTTCTTTTTGCTTGGTATAAACTTCGAGCGCAGTTTTTGAGCCAACCTCCGCGGCTACCCTTGCAATCTTCTCCTGCGGCTTATCTTTAGCCATATACCCCACCTCACCTTCTCTTGAATTTTGCAGCCTTTGGGCAGGTGCTAAAATGCGATATGTAGCCTATGCCCGTAGCCGCATCTTCGTCTCCTTCAAACACACAGCTGATAACCTCCCCGTTTGGAGTGACCACCTTCCCAGGCGCCTTTTCTTTCTGCCAATACAGCACCGGGCCCGGGTCGCATGGCATACTTTTTCCTGCACATGTGCTGATCCAAACTATTTTAGCGCCGCAACCGCGGCATTTACTGTTTCTCATAACGCACCCCCTTAAATCGCTTGTTCCATACTTTTATGGCGGCTTCTTCGCTTGTGGACAGTCGGGAATTTGCAAAGCATTTTTCGCAACATACCCTGTAGCCCCCGCTGTCTACTACCACCCTCCCGTTTTCGCCACAGAAAGGACAGGAATGGGGCTTATCCATCTGCGCCACCTCCTTCTATTATGAAACGATACGCTTCTCTTATAAATTCACGGCCATATTTATTAACAATGGCGTTAACAAGATCGTTATATTTTTGCTCACTGCTCCTTTTTTGTTGGAGTGCCTGGTTTTTTTCCCGCTTTAGCCTATCAAGATACTGTCTATTGGAGCTACTCCTGCACTCCTGATACTCCCTAAACAGGGACCGGATCATGCTATTCCACAATATCTCTTCTTTTACGCCTAAATCCTGCCGCTTGGCCCGAAGGGCACTGGATCCATTTATGATGACCCCTACGCCTGAAGGAATTTCACCTCTCACCGCCTCATACACCTCGCGTGGCATTACGAAATAATTGTAATGGCCAACAAAAGTTTTAGCGGCAGGGCTTCTAAAATCTTTAACACTAGCCTTTATCTCGTAGCAGCGCCACGTGCCCTTGGTGTCGTAGGTCAGATAATCAACCCTTTCATTACCAAACCACCCAATGGTCACCTCAAAGCATCCAAATGTGCCCATCTTTTGAGTTGCTTTGTAAATTTCGTTCTCCAGCCGCAGTGTTTCTTCGCTTTTAGCCATCTTCATCTACTCCAAAATACGCCTTGGCCTTTTCTGCGGCATCCATCAATTTTTTAAAGTCGTCGGGATCTCCACCCATGTCGGGGTGGTATTGCCGGGCAAGGCTTCGGTATCGGGAAAGAACCTCTTTAGGATCATCCGGAATTTGTTCAAATCCCATAAATTTAAAGAAGCTCGGAACCTCTATTGGCGGCGGCAGAAACTTCATTCCGGCCACCCAGGTAGACAGCTCATAAATCCCTCGCTCCACCATCCGTGCCAGGTCTTCCAAGGCCAGCACCACTTGGGCAAAGGCATCGGATCCATAGCGCAACTCCACCCCACGTCCCCGGGCTTTATCTATCGAATGGTCGAACCGGTAAAGTTCGCCTTTATAGCGAAACTCCACGTAACAACTCCAACGATCCCAATTAAAATTGTAGTCCTCAACCTCCAGCCTCTCCATAACCTTCTCAAGCTTTCGCTCATACTGGTCGGCAGGGCCATATTGTTTTTTTGATGCCATCAATTAACACCCCCGCCGCCAATACGTTTTAGTAATCCCTTTCCCTTTTCCTCAACCTGCCTAATCCAGCCGGGCTTAATCCTGCCTCTGAACACATACCAGTTTTCCGGGTCTCCAAATTCATTCATGCAGGGATCTATGGGCAGTCGGTCACATACATCAAGCCATTTATGAAGCCTCTGTATTGCCGTTTTGGGGATTACCACCGTAATCCTAAAAGCTGTCCTGTCATACGGAAGTGTAGAGAATTCAGTATTTGCCCACTCCTGCTTAAAGTCCGGGTTTGATGTTAGCCACTGCCAATTGGGCAGCAGCCCAATCCTGCCATTGTGGCGTATCGGAATGGAGCCTTTGCGAATACCTTCCTTGCAGCAGCCTTCGACATGGAAAGGACTAGTAAAGTGATACAGCTTCATTCCTCTTCCTGCCCCCCTTCCGCCGTTATGAACAATTCATGCGTTCCGGAACGGAGAGCCAGTTCGTCATCCGACATTTCATAACCAAGTGCGACAAGGCTATCATAAATAGCATCAAGGGTATCATTGGGCTTATGTTCAATTGCCTTTCTCCAGCTTTGGGCCTCGAAATACTTTTCTCCGCTATCTATCGTGGCCCAGGCAACGACAAGCATGGTGCGTTCCGGATGCTTAAGGTATTCCTGCATGAGAAGTTCTCTTTTACTGGCCACTTTTTCAGTCCAGGACTGTCCTTCTTCATCCTCCGGAGCATCTATGCCCAGCAAACTCAACAGCTTGTCCAGATCCTCACCGCCATACCGGATCAGCCTAATCATGGCAAAGTCCATAATTTCTTTTGCTTTCGCCTTACCGCCGCTGAAGGTCTGCACAAATTCACGCCGCAGCTCATATGCCTGCTTGGTAAGCCCCTTAATTTTGACTTCGGCCTCTTTAAAGGCCTTTTCTGAAGCGCTCACCTGGGGCTTTTCCGATTTATCCTCTTTTTTGTAGAGCTTGATGTCGGTTCCTGAATCAAAATAAGTGTAGCCGCCTGTTTCGGCATCCTTGGGTCGCTTGTAATCGTCCATCTTGTATCGGTAAAAACACTTTTTGTAATTATAGGGATCTTTAGGCGCCTTCTTTATCCGCTGCGCCCAGCCTTGTAAAAATTGCAGCACCGCAGCAGCTTGTTAAAATCGCCCTTCAGGGCGTTGAAGGCATCGCTTTCAAGGGTTAACTCATAAGCTCTTTTATCCATTTCTCTTCTCCTTTCAGGCCTCAGCGGACACCAGCGTTACTTCTATCCGCGGCTGCCGGGAATAATATTTTCTAATCTGGCAATCAACCACCTGGGCATCATCCCGGTAAGCGACATGGTTGAGGCTGTCCGCCACAACCTTTACGATGTTATCCATGTCCGGCTTTTTGGCCGGGCGAATATCCCCCTCTTCCATCAGCTTCTTTTTCTTCTTGCTGGCGCTGGCCGGTATGGTGAAGTAGGCCATGATGCGCAGGTCTATGATGGCATTGTCCGGAAACTTCGCACTTCCAACCTGCCGGCGGTATTCAGTGACCACAAGGTTTTCATAAAGCACTGTTTTTTCTGGCGTCCTGGTAATTGTTTTGCCTTTTATGTTTGCAAACCGCGGCCGGCCTTTGCCCTGAGGCTCTCCCAGCACGGTAAATCTGATCTTCATCCATAAAACCCCCTATATATGCAGCTCCGGCAAATACTGCAAGCCCAATAAGTGATTGCAGCGTGCCTTGCTTTAAAGTTATTGTTTCAAGCTCCATCCCTCCAATAGATCCAACCGCAAACATAAAGCCGATGAAGCTTGTCACACCGCAAAGTGTTTCATAACGCTTTCTTTTCATAGGCGCCTCCTAATCCCAGGCATACTGGTAGCAAAATACATGCGCCCCGATTTTTCCCCATACACGGTCGCTTTCGCCTTTTTGGGAGAAGTAAACCACGTCGGCGGGGAGGATTATTTCCCCATAAAGAGCCCCGTTGATGGCGTCAAATTGCTCTTTCATTGGCTCCGCTGTTCCAAGCAGCCTAACCGACGAAAACTGAACCACCTTTTTCCCTTCTCCTTCATGGATTACCTGATACACCGTATCGGGGAAATTCTTGGCAAGCACTCGGTTAAAAACAACCTCTGCCACCGCCTGCTGTCCTTCCGGTGATTCACCCCTGGCCTCGTGATAGATAACCTCTGCCAGCTCCCGCAGCTCCCCATCGGTCATTGTGATCGACGCATACCTTGCAACTGCTTTCGGTTTTGCCTCATCTGCACATGCTATGTATGTCGTTTCAATCAAGGGGGCTGCTGCCTTTGTTACCGGCTCTTCATGCCCTGGCATACAGTGTGTGATTATCACCGCGGCGACAATGACCGGTGCCAGCAAGAAGAGACTGCCGGGTTTCAATGTAAATTTCCATCTGTGTTTTTTCCTGACTGTTCCCTGGATCATTGGCTCCTCCAATCCGGCCCCGTTAAAGTGATTGCCGTCGTGGTCTCATGCAAGCGGCTGAGTATAGCCCGGATCCGGTGTTCACCGACATTCCGTGGAGACTCCATGCCAATCAGCCCATCTTCGTTGAAGTTGGTGGTTATAATAACTGGCCGCTGCTGCTCATAACGATCGTTGAGAATCGCATAGAGTTGGGCCGTGGTCCAGTCGGTAGCCTGTTCCTTGCCCAGGTCGTCAATTATGAGCAAGTCGCATTCTTTATAGCGGGCCAACACCTTGTGCTCCGAGCCGTCGGCTTTATCAAAGGTTTCTTTGATATCCCTAAACAAATCATCCGCTGTTTTGGCAATTACACGCCGCTCCCGCTCTATGAGATAAAGACCAATCGCTGTGGCCAGGTGAGTCTTGCCGGTCCCGAATGTGCCCTCAATATAGAGGCCAGTTCCCTCCAAAACATGGCGTTCAAAGCTGTCGGCATAGCCTTTCGCGGCTTCAAAGGCTCTTTTCCGCTCTGCAGTATTGGTCTTAAAATTGGCAAAGGTTTTATTTAGGAATCGCTTCTTAATGCCACTTCTTTCAAGCAAATCCGTCACTCTTTCCCGATGCCTTTCCTCCCGCTCCAGCCGGTCAGCTTCCTCTCGCTGCCGTTTTACCTCGGCGTCATGGTCTGTCCATGCTTTAATCGCCTCCGGGCAATCGCAGCGCTGGGGAGTCTTTGACCATCCGGAGCAACTGGGCTCTCTGTCATGCACGTAAAGGCTGCTTTTCTTTGCTGCCGTAATTCTGCCAAGGTAATAGAGGGTTCTTCCGCAGTGCTCACAGATTGCCGGCTCTGGGGATGGTCCGCTGCCGCGAATATTGTGTTTCTCCATTTCCGCGGATGTTAGAACGCTTTCGCCTGCATAATACTCTGTGCCAAAATATATCTCCGCTTCACTCTTCGTCAGGATGTGAACGCTTAAACCCTGTGCTTGGTTTGAAGCTGCTCCAATCTTCGCTCGAAGCGGGAGGTCTTCTAAAAGGTTTTCCAGCTTGTCCAACGCTGTCGCCTCCTTTCGCTTTTTCTTCCTTGAACCGCTCGATTACCCAGTTCAAAATGGCTCTATAGTCCGATTTGTATTTCTTGCCGTTGGCGCCTTTATAGTTGTCAAGGATCTCAATGCACCGCTTGGCCCCCTCTTCCCCCAGCTTTGTAACCAGTGCTGCGTATTCATCATCAGTCAGGCTGACGAATTCTGCGTAATCAGTTTTGGCTGGATCCGGCTCCTTTTTACGTTTGGAGCGGGAAGGCTTGGGGGTATTCTCTGGTTGGTCTGGTTTGGTATTGTTCTGTTCTGTACTGTTAGGTTGGTTAGGTACTGTACTGTTAGGTACTGTAGCCCCTGAACGTGCATTGTTCGTGTTTTGCACGTGCGGAGAACCAGCATCTTTTGCCTTGGCCCGCGCCTTTCTCATACGCTCCCTGTTGGCCTCGCGCTTTTCAATTAGCCGCCCGGCATAATCAAACCAATCGTGGATTACAAGGCAGCCGTCCTCTGTTTTATCTAAAAACCCTGCCTCTCCCAGGGCGTTAACAAGTTCAGTTGGTTCACCCTGCCACAGGACTGCATCGGCGATATCGCCGGCTTCGTATTTTGTCAAATCGCCGTCCTGGGCAAAGTCTAACGCCCACCACCACAAGTAATGGAGATATCCGACGGCTTCTGGCCAGGATATAGAGAGCAAGCGGGCAAGCTTTTTCATTTTAGGGTGCCGTCCCAGTTCTTGATTGCTTTCTATCCATGCCATCAGCAAGCCCCCTTTCTATTTTGATGGCGGACCGCCCGGTGAGAGCGGCCCGCTTATCATCAGAACGGCAGATCGTCGTCTTCTCCATAATCGTCCACGAAACCACTATCAATGTCCTGTTGGGGCTGTCTTGCTTGTCCCTGTGAGCCATAGCCGTCAGGCGACTGGTAGCCTCCACCGTCAGAGTCCCTTTTGCTGTCGCCGAAATAAATGTTTTGCGCTACCACCTCAACCGCTTTGCGCTTGTTGCCGTTTTTATCTTCCCACGGCCTTACCTGCAGCCGGCCGGAGGCAACGGCCATGCGTCCTTTAGAGAAGTAGTTGGCGGCGAATTCCGCGGTATGCCTCCAAGCAACGCAGTCGATAAAATCAACAGGCTTATTGCCACCGTCTTTATTGCCAAAATCACGCTCCACCGCCAAGGTGAAGGAAGCAACCGCCGTGCCGGATGTGGTGTAGCGCAGCTCCGGATCCCTGACCAGCCGCCCCATGATGGTAATGGTGTTAAGCATTATCATCATCCTTTTTGGGAACGGGGCCGAAGATGCTGGCCAGCCTGCCCTGCAGCTCATAGGATTCTGATTGCAAATAGAACTGCTCAACCATGCCCAGCTGCACTTCCTTTGTAATCAATTCAGAAAACCTATCAACGCTGATTGTGATATGGTCATGATCGATGCACAGCTCCAAAGCACCTTCCTTGATGGTCATTCCCTCCGGTTTAATTCCTCTGTTTTCCATGCTTGAAATCTCCTTTCAGGTTTTCACATATTTTTATTACTTCCTTACACTTGGCCACATCGAACATGCCGATATGAGCCTTCTTGTAGCTGATGCCCATACGTTCAGCCAGCCATTTGTAGGCCTGGTCGCGCTTCATCCTTTTGCTCTTCCAAAGCGGATCAAACGCCTCATGGGCGGCCATTTTCCAATTACGCAATTCCTTGTCTGCCAAGCGGCCTTTCGGCTTGTCCGTCCCCTTGTGAACGCCGACGTAGGCATCACAATCTTTGCAAAGATAGATCATGCCGTAGCTCCGGCCGTAAACTACTTTGCTATCAACGTATTTCGCTTGCTGGCCGCAGTAGGGGCAGATTACATTTACCATCCAGCAGTGCGCCCCCATTCTTCTTTGTATTTAGCGAGCTGTTCCGGGGTATCAGTTTCGATACCCAGGTCCTTGGCAACGTAGATTGTGCCGTCTATCAGGCGGGACATCTCTTTGCTGTCCAGCTCATGAGTGTGTTTATATACCAAGTAGCAGTTGAAGGTGCGGCCGTCTTCCTCCCGAACATCGAACACTTTGGCGTAGGGATAGATTGAGTCAATGTTTACCGAAGCGGGGAGCTTGAAGCCAACGGTATAGCCGTCATCGTCTTTGGCAAGAGCGCCGTATTCAATAACCAGGCCCTTTTTGACTTCATCGTTGCCCAGGCCCTGGGCCTCGGCGATCTTGTTAACCAACACATGGAAGTAGGCATTGGCATCTTTGCTCCGCTTCTCCCGGTATTTTTTAATCTCAACGGCGACATCGCTTTCCCTCAACTGGTCGAAGCGGTCCCGGAAATCGGCATTAACCTCAACCGTTATCCTTTGCCTGCCATCCATGCTTAAGGAGAGGTCGATCAGCCGGCCCTTCATAGCGCCAACCACTTTTCTTTGTAAAGGCCGGTAAGATTCTGCATGTCCAGCCAGTCAAAGAAATCCTCAATGATCGGAATGATGCTTGCTGTTTCGTCCCGGCGATATGCCTCTTGCCATACATAGCTGCCGTTGCTTACCAGGTAGGCGAATTTCTTCGCCTCCGGGACGAGCTCTAAATAAGTAGGATGCTGGGTGTTGTCTATGAACTTCCCGAAGTCATAGCTGCCGGAGAATTTGATATCGTAAACAACTCCAGCCTTTATGGCGTCGAGCCGGCCATAAAGCAAAATACGGCGGTCCTTAACTTTGATTTCCCGGCTTGTTTTGTATTGCAGCAAGCCGCCTTTAACGATGCCGGCCACAGTGGATGCTGCTTCATACCAGTTATGCCTTCTGTCGCCGCGGCCAAGGGTGATATCTGTAACCAGGTTCTCAAAGTCAATCCCCTTCTGCATGGCATCAGTTGTTGGTATAGGCTCGCGTCTGAGGGTGGCCATGAATTCAGCAAGGCTATCTTTTTCAGTTGTCATGTTCTCGTAGGGATTCTCTTTCATCAGCCATAGCCAGGAGGATAAAAGAGAGTGTGTCATGAGATACCTGCCCATTTAGTTCGCCCCCTCTGCGTCCCCCTGTGCCACCGTGTATTTTTTGGCAGCCTTGTCGTAGACCAGATTAAGCTCCGCAATTTTGGCGCTAAAGCCTACCTTGATTTCCTTTTCTGAAGTCAGGGCATGCTTAATGCGCTTCATTTTGGGCACGGCGGCATCAGCACTGCCGGCGTCTACAATGGAATTGATTATTTGCTGCCCTTTAGCCATAGCTGCTTCATAGGCCGCCTGGTCCTTTTCCGTTTCGACCACCTCTTTGGCCGCCAGCTCGTTGTATTGGTTGAAAAGCTTACTTAAGAAATCATTTGGAGAAGTGGGAGTTAATTCGGGTATCTTGATAACTCCCCTAATGCCACGCGTTCCCTTGGCAAAATATTTCTCACAGTTGGAAAAGCCGATGGCGCGGTCATTGCCATACATCTCCACAAAGCCGCCCAGGTCCATAGGCTCCCATACGTTGTTTTTGGTCTGCCCTTCCACCTTGATCCGGAGCCGGGTGTTATCCCCATCCCTCTCTTCAACAGCATGGAAGACCATGACGATATGCTTTTTAAGCTCATAGAAGCAGTAGTCCATGAGGCGGACGAACTCTTTGCCAACAAATCCATAACCTTTTAGGGATAAGGTTCCATCGCGTTGCCCGTATTTCGGGTCTTTTTTAATGGCCCACAGGGACATTAGGCTGAGCAGTTTGCCGCCGGTATCAAAAATCAGTGTGTCAAAATCCTTGATATTCCCAGGCACCAAGTCTCCCAGAATTTCATCATAGGATTGTGGCTGAATATAGGGCTTGCGATACCGGGGCTCAATCCGGTCAATACCGAAATCAACATCAACGTGCAGCGGGTTAGGCGCCGAAAGCGCCAGGGTGGACTTCCCGATACCGGGATAGCCGGCAATAAGGACACGGATCTTCTTTTCTTGGTCAACAATTTCACTTGGGTTTCTAATCATTTGGTATACTCCTTTCAAATTGGGTTAAGATATGGTGTAGAACAAACGGCGAAGCCTGCACAGCTCAGTAACAGCCATAACCTCTTCTGCGGAATGGGCCTTTATGATGATGGTGATAACAGGCTGGGCTGCTGCCTGCTCATTGACAGGCTCTGTATCGGGCACAGGTTCTGCGCAAACAGTTTCAGAAATAACCGCCGGCTCTGGCGCCTCAATGACCGGGGCTGCCGGTTCCGGCGCCGGACGCTGCTGCTCTTGCCTGCGCTGAAGCTCTGCAGCCAGTCGTTCCTTACGCCTTTTGACCATTAGCACAGAGTCAGTGAGGTTCAGATTTTCCTTGTATTCGACCAGGATCTCGTCGGCGTGGTCCATAGTGGATATGACAGCCAGCTCTCCGGTGATTTTACTGAGCGCATCATCCACCTGTTCTTTAAGTTTTTTCATGCTGTCTGAAAAAAGAACCTTAATTCCAAGAGCATCAAACCCGGCAAAATCAATGTCTCTTTCCTCTGCCACTTCCTTGAAGTAGCTCTCTACGTCAGCCTTTTTGCTCCTCAAAAGCGTGGCCTCAACTTCATCTATCCGGGCCTTTAACTTGGTATCAGCAGGTTTAAATATGTCGGTGACATACCTTTTGTAGATTTCCTCAAAAGCCTCATACGGCGCCATCACCGAAGCCTTCACGGCTTTGCGCTGATCCTCCAGGGCCCTAAAGTTTTTATTGAGCTCTGTTCGGCGCTTTTTTATTTCCTTTACGGTGTCCTCGGTAACAGCAAGGGCCAGCACCTTTGAGGTCTGCTCCTGGATGGCTTCACTTATGGATTGAAGCCGCTCTTCAATTACCGGAAGCTGCTTAACAACAATCAACTCGTTAGACACGACACCACCTCCATTCTTCGTAATTTTTAATCATGACCGCTTTTCTTTCGCCCGGCGCTTCCGCCGAAGGTAACGCTCAACGGTGTGAGTTAGCCAGTCCTGGGTAGTCTTAAATCCATCTGCCTTGATAAACTGTTGCAACTCGGCATACACATCATCTGGCAGGCGGCAGGAAATGCGGCATTTCAGTTTGTGGCCATCGGCGGCTTGTTTTTTGTCCTTTATCAACCGCCCTGGGTCGAATTTTGCATACAGTGCCTCCAAAGCGTCTTGCCTGATCCGCACGCCGTATTCGTCCCCCCGCTCACATTTGCTTTGCATGGTCTTGTCATACTTGGGATACATGCCCCGGACTACCGCAACCATTTCCTTGGCCGGCAGCTGCTTGCTAATGCGGAGCTCCCTTAGTTCCTCAGCCATCAAGTCACCCCCTCGGGCTCTTGACTATCGAAATCGGGGTTGGTAGACTGGGCGTGGATACTTTTGGAAGAGGCCGTTCCCGTGGCAGCGGGCCGGTCTTCTTTTATGCCAAAATAATTCTGGTAAAAATCCTCCCGGCGCTTGGCTATCGGCCTGTCCTCCGGGTAGTTTTGCAACCTGGCCAACACCTTTTTGCCACATTCGGGGCAATACGCCTGGTTCAATATAGGAATCAGCACGATATTGTTAAAGCCAATCAGGTCCTTCAGGCACTCATCACAAATCGGCCTCATGTTCTTGGAATACCTAATAAGTTCAATCCACGTGATTTTTAACCACCCAAGACCGTTTTTATGGCGATAAAATTTAGCCATCTGCATCCCCCCTCCGGGCAAGCAAGCCAGCCACCAATGTGGCCTCTTCCTCCGATAGGCCTGCCATTTCATCCCCCAGCCCTTTGCAGATAAAAACCGTGCCACAGATGTAATCAGCGCCGCCCCTTATTGGGAAGTTGGGCTTGAGACCGTTCAGCTTCCCTTCCTCGTTCATTACCAGCAGGAAATTCTGCTTGCGTAAAACCGCACCGCCTGGCATCCAATCTGCCGACACAATTTCGATATAGCCTCCGACAACGGACTGCATCGAGGTTAGGCTGTTTTCAATCTCTACAGTCTGCGCCGGCTTGTCCGGCTCAATAACCACAACACGCATCGTTTTTTCCATTCCTAAACCTCCTTTCGCTTGGCAGCCTTTAAAGCTGCCTTCTTTTCGTCCAGGAACTTCCGTCCTCCCGGCTGCCGGAGAAACGCTATCACGCTATCCAGCGTCGCCGCAGCGAGTTCTTCCCGAACATGATTAGGAATTGCGGCCAAATCAATAGTCACTTCACTTCCCTCCGGGTAAGCAGCAGCCGTTCGCTGTGCATCGCCCACAGGATCACCCCCTTTCTGGTCGGACGGTTCAATGTCATTGAACTTTTAGGGTAAAAAAATATTCGGGTATGTCAGCGCCGGTTAGATTCAACAATATGCACGCCCTTGCTATTTCAGACTGCCTCCAACCTACCTTTCCATTTAGCTTTAAAGACAGGCTGCGCTCAGACATGGGCATGGCCGCAGCAAAACTTGCCTGGCTTCCATACTTTTCCGTGATTCGCCCCAAAAGTTTGCTGTAATCATATGCCACTATTCAACACCTCCTTGCTACTGTTTTGGTTCAATGGCGTTGAACCTATCGTTAATATACCACGGGCAAATTTATTTTGCAACACTTTTCGTCAAAATGTTTGAACTTACTTTCTGGTTATGCTTGAACTTTTGTTCAAGCTGTATTATAATGGGTTTATCCTTAAAGGGGGTGTGGGCGATGAGAAAATACACGACAGCCCAAAGGCTGAGTCAAATAATGGATACCAAGCAGATGAGGCAGGTTGATATTTTAGATGCTGCTGAACCATACTGCAAAAAATACGGGGTAAAGCTTGAGAAGAATGCCCTCAGCCAATATGTATCCGGCAAGGTGGAGCCAGGACAAGAGAAGCTTACTATACTGGGAATGGCACTTGGGGTGTCTGAAGCTTGGCTGATGGGCTACGAGGTCCCTATGGAAAGATATGCGCCCACTGCCGAGGAAGGCAATGGACGCACAAGTGAATTTGTTGAATTATTCGGCTTACTGACGGCAGAACAACAGTCCCTAATTATTCAACAGATAAAAGGGATTTTAACAAATCAATAATTTCTGCCTGGGCCGTTACTGATAATTTTGAAAATAACTCAGCAGCAAAGGCGGCTTCGATGGATATGTTTTGTTCATCAGTACGACTCTCGGCGGTATTAAGCAGCATTAACCCCAGCTCCTTTCATAATGATACCTGCCGACAGTAACATAATTATAGCAGTTTAACGGGTTTTTTGTCCGAAAAGGTATTTAATAACTGACAGCAGACAGGAGGGCGTGATAACCTATAAATGGGAATTGTTGTGCATTTTTGAAAGGAGGGATTTCATGATAATAACAACCGCATATTCCGTGGAGGGAAGAAGCATAAAAGAATATTTGGGTGTAGTCTCAGCGGCAATGGTAATGGTATTGGCCGCCGGGAATAAAGGTGTCCAGCGAGGCTGGCAAGCAGGGGTGCAAGGGACCACGGAAATACTTAAGCAGCAAGCAGCGGAGCTTGCAGCAGATGCCGTAATAGCCATCAAATATGAACCGCATGGGGCGAATATATGCGCAACCGGGACAGCGGTTAAGCTAACTTAGCCGAATGCGGCATTTTTTTGTCTCTTTATATGCTGCTGGTAACACTATTAGAAAGGCGGTGGCCCTATGGCAAGGGGAAAAAAGAACATGCCCGCACCATCTGCAATTGCTGTCATCTATGCCCGCTATAGCAGCCATGCGCAAAAGGATGTCAGCATAGAACAGCAGGTAGCTGAATGCGAGGAATACGCTGCAGCCAACAACCTTGAGGTAGTGAACATATATTCGGACCGCCACCTTACAGGGAGATCGGACAGGCGGCCGGAATTTCAAAAGATGATGCGTCATGCAGAGAAGCAACAATTTCAAGTCATTATATCGTGGAAATCCAATCGCATGGCCAGAAACATGCTTCAGGCCCTACAATATGAAGACAAGCTATCAAAGTTTGGGGTTCGGGTAATATACGCAAAAGAAGAATTCGGGGATAACGCAGCCGGCCGCTTCGCACTCAGGACCATGATGAATGTAAACCAGTTTTACAGTGAAAACATGGCCGAAGATATAAGAAGAGGCTTAAACGATAATGCTCTGAATTGCATGGTAACCAACGGCCACTTGCCGCTTGGGTACATAAAAGGGGAAGATGGTAAATACGCCTTGGACGAGGCCAACGCAGAAGTAGTTAGGGAAATATTCAGCCGGGTGGCATGCGGGGAAGCTTTTGCCGACATTGCAGAGGATCTGAATGAGCGTGGCATAAAAACAAGTCGAGGCAGAGAATGGGGCAGGAGCAGCTTCCACAACATGATCAAAAATGAGCGTTATATGGGAATATATATTTACGGGGACGTCCGAATTGAAGGCGGCGTTCCTCAAATCGTAGGAGAGGAGCTGTTTTATACCGTGCAGGAGGTGCTTAAAACCAAGAAAAACCCCCAGGGCCGTCACAGGGTCAATGGGGATTATCTGCTTACAGGTAAATTGTATTGCGGGGAATGCAAAGGCCACATGGTAGGGATGTCGGGAACGGGTAAATTAGGCAAGCTGCATTATTACTACCAATGTCAGACTAAGCGCACGGAGAAAACATGCGATAAAGCCAACGTCCGCAGAGATTGGGCCGAAAGCCAAGTCGCCGCTGCCATCCGGGAACATCTGTTAAAAGACGAGGTAATAGAGTGGATCGCAGACAGCGTGCATGAATACGGCAAAAAGCGCAAAAGCCAATCGCAAATTGCTCTTTTGGAAGGACAGCTTGCAGATAATCAGAAGGCCACAAAAAACCTGTTGGCAGCCATTGAAGCAGGTATTATCACTGCTGCCACAAAAAACCGGCTGCTGGAGTTGGAGACTGAGCAATCCAAATTGGTCGGCCGGCTTGCAATAGAGAAAGCTGATGTGCCGGAGGTAGCCAAAGAGGACGTCATTGCCTGGCTTCATTCATTCAGGGACGGGGATATCGAAGATAAAAAGTATCAGGCCAAGCTCTTTGATTCGTTCCTCCAGGCAGTCTACCTTTATGATGACAAATTAAAAATAGCATTCAATTTCACCGGGAAAAAGAATGCTATTAGCATCCCTTTGGATGCAGCTGTAATCGACAATATAGAAAAAGACGAACCCCGCGATAGGTGTTCGTCTGACTCTCTTTTGGTGGAGCTGAAGGGACTTGAACCCTCGACCTCCTGAATGCGAACCAGGCGCTCTCCCACTGAGCTACAGCCCCATAACAATATAAAAAGTGGCTCCTCGGGCGGGATTCGAACCTGCAACTACCCGGTTAACAGCCGGGTGCTCTACC